CTCTTTCTGTCATCAACTGAGTTTGATGACTTGTTATTTGTTGCTTTTTGGCCTCAAATTGTGAAACGAGTTGACTACGTTCTTGCTGTAGTTGGTTATATGTAAAGAAATGTTTTTGCGCTTCCACAAAGTCATTATCAGACAATTCTTGCCAATTCACGTTACCGTATTGGTTTAATTGTTGGTCTAATGCTGTGATCTTCGCTACATCTTCAATTAACACGTTATTAAGTTGCATTTGTTGTTGAAAGGCTTGCTCCTGCATTTGTATTTGCTGGGCATAGGCTTCTAGCTCTTTACGTTGTTCTGCTACTTGTTGTGTCTTTTGCGTGTAGTCTAAGCCTTGTTGTGCTAATGCTACGACTTCGTCTAGTGGCTTCTCAACATCTTCACCATTGACTTTAAGTTTAAGGATAGCAGGAACTTCATCTTGCGACTGTTCTTCTTCCTCAACCTCTTCATCTGGCTCTTCTGTTGCTTCTTCTGAATCTACTTCTTCAGTAGCTTCAGCTTCAGCTTCTAGTGGTGGTTGTTCTTCTTCGTCTTGAACTTCAGGTGTAATTACATCTGATTCAATACTATCACCTAGCATAGCCTCTAATCGGCTTTGTGGTGACTGTTCTGGGACTTGGTCACTCATAGTTTTATTTCCTTGAAATTAGACAATAAAAAAACCTACCGAAGTAGGCTTTAAGTGGGCTTGTCCTTACCCAAATATCTTAAACTTAGGTCTGTCCGTTTGGATAGCTGCTAACTTACCTGTTTGCATAACGTCAGTAAGTTGCTTGTTTATTTGGTTTAGTAGTTGTAGTGCGATTACTAATTTGTTGTGTGTCTTCTCATCACCTAGTGGACTGTTAGCCATACTAGCAATAAGACTTTCACGAACCTTATCCATAGCTTCTTTGTAGATAGGGTTATCTAATATCTGTGTTGCTTGTTCACCACGTTTAACTTCTTCTAATGACTTATCCGCCATACATCATCCCTGATTGTGCTTTGATTTGTGCGATAGCTAAATCAGTCTCAGCTTTTAATTGTGCCTTGAAGCGTTCTAGTTCTGCTTGAGCTGCTATCTTCTCACGTTCAATTATAACATCATTCTGTGAACGTACTTGCTCTTGTTGTAGTTGAGCTTGAGCTTTTTGTTGTTCAATCTGCAACTGACCTTGCACCATAATCTCTGCTTCAGAAGGCTTGTCTTGCTGACCTTCTTGCTCAGGTGTATTAGCTGGGTTAATCCAGAACTCTTCAGGGTTTTTAAAGCCTGCGTTCTGTGTAAGTTTAGCTAATGCGTTGTATATCTTTTCAGGTGATGTAAGACCTACTTGGATAGCTTCTTTTTGCATATTCAAGATAGATGTTAAGTGAACCAATTGTTGGTCTTTATTACCAGCACCTAAGCCTACAGAGATAGATAAGTCTTTACGAGCTTTCCATTCTCTAGGGTCTACTTCTACCCATTTGTTACGTAGACGAATAATGTCTGGTTTAGTAAGTGTTGTTCTCACTAAGTAATGCACAAGTTTAAATAACTCTTTTACACCTGTCTCTGCAAATGTTCTAGCTACTAACTCTATACGTTGTTGAGACGCATTCATAATCTGTGCTACACCGGTAGCTGTCTTGTTAAGACTGTTAGCATCTAAGCCTTGATTGTAAGCTGTAATACCTGTTCTCTTTTCTTTCATAGAGTCCATGTATTCAACCATACCGAATGATGATGCTGGTAATGGTGGATGTGATAAAGGCATAATACCTGTACCTGGGTCACCATCTACACGAACAATACCACCTGGTCTTGACGTTAGCATATCATCTAGGTTTACTCTATCTGAGATAGCATAACGACCATTGTTAGCTAGATACATATTATCTAACTGACCACGAATAAGGGTAGACTTAATAAGCTGGATGTCCATAGTCAAGTCAGCATAAGAACGACCAATATGTCTATGTGGCATTATCATAGGTGTGATACATGCAAAAGGTACATACTCACATTTCTCTTTATAAAGAACTGTGTTACCTAATACGACTACTCTATATCTTTCACCATCTAACTTAATGTATGTGTCTTTAACAAGTGCTTCTTGTGACTCAATAGCTCTATCATATTCTTCATCATAGATATCACGTGCATTAGACTCTTCTTCAAAAGTATCACGAAGGTCTGACATAATAGACTTGATGTATTCTAGTGGCTTGTCAAACGTCTCAGCAATGTCAGCTAACTGCATCACTTCTCTGTGTTGAACAAACTTAGCATCTTGTAAGTTAGGACCATTAACTTCTACAGAAATCATCATGTTTTCTGGAGCTACGTTCTCAATATGAATCTCTGTTTCTTTTTCTGTAACCTTGAGCTTAACGTCATGTAACATAGGTTGCATAACTGTAGCTGGGTCTACACCATTCATGGCTGCTTGTTGATAGACAACATCCATGTTGACACTTGGGTCAGGGTAACCTGTATGCTCTAATACTTCTGTGCCTTCATCTGAAGCCAACATTTGTAGTTGTGCGTCAGTTAACCCTTTGTACTCGTATTCTTCTTCTTCCTCTTCTTCTTCGGCATATACTTTTACATAACCGTTCTTAGAGAGTAATGCGTCTTTAAACCATACATAGAATACTTTGAAACCTTCGTTTTGCTCCATCACTACATGGTTAATATAATCTGTTTCTTGGTCTGCTGCTTCTTGGTCTTCAGGACCTTTAGGGTCAAACTGAACAACCTTGTCACCGGCTACAAATACTTTAAGTAATTGTGGTAATGCTGACTCAATAGTATCTTGAACGTCATACGATACAACTTGTGAACGACCTTCTTCTTCGTTACCGAATGGTTGTCCTAGGTAATAGTCAATCGCTTCTGCTCTATCATTAGACAATGCACTATCATTTACACCATAGGCGATATTCTCTTGCGCCTCTATCTGTGCAATTATTTCCATGTCTTCTATATTCATCAAACAATTCCTCTATTTGTATATTGTATTTTCTCTTTGCTCCATGACTCGTTCTTCATAGACTCAATAGAGGTACATAAATATCTGAACGCATCTGCTCCATGGCAGAACTCATCATGTAGTGGCGCACCAGGTTCGTTGGTTGCAGAGTTTATACTTCTGCGATAATTCTTTAAACATTCAACAAGTCTTTGTGCTGACTTATCAAAGTATATTCTGTGAAAGTTCATACGTGCTAACTTAATACCAGACTCTATATCTGCTTTAGGCACGATACGTATGTCCCATCCTAACTTCTTCATAATTTCTTCTGCTGATATACCATGCTTAAAGTCTTTAGACTGTCCGTCATGTGGTAACAACATTGTACCCCAGTTCTAGGATAAGTTCTTTAGTTGTGCAGAATAACTATCTAATGTTCTGTGGTCATCTTCTATATAACCAATGATGCGTAAGTCTGATATACCTTTTTGGCATAGGATAACTGACATACTGTCGTTCCATCCTAAGTCCATAACTACATGAACCTTCATCATAGGGTCATAAGGTACAGTTGTTATACGGTTACCTTCTTGTGCTTCACGTATCTCGTTAGAGTATATAGCACCATCTACAGCAGCCTTACAATCACCTTCCCAGATGTTTGCATAGTCAGGATTAGTCTTCTCGCTATGTTGACGTTCTATCTCTAGTACTTCAGGAAACCAAGGATTGTCAGTATAGTTTACTTTAACAACCTTAGCGTTCTCTGGTGGATTAACCACGAACCTAGTATATGTATCGTCTGTATCTATGTTAGGGTTAAAACTTACCCATATCTCTGAATTAGGTTTACGTATCGTAGGAATGAGGATATCCCACGACTTTTTAGAAACCGTCTGAGCTTCCTCTACCCATACAACATCACAACCTTCAAAAGACTTAATACTTTCCACAGTATTAGTAGCCAACCCAGTAAAGCTAAATGTGCTACCGTTAAGACCTCGTATTTCTGACTCAAGAACTTCATAGAAAGCTCCTAGACCTAAAG